GCTTCCCCTGCGGCGCAGCCAGATTTCAACCGCCTGGTGACCTGCCACGCCGAACGCCGCCCCTAACCCCGTCACGGCCAGCGGTGATAGCCCTGGTATCCAGACCAGTACCGCCCCCGCCGCTAGTGCCGTCGCCGACCCCAAAATCATGCGACCAACAAACAGGCGCGGCGTGATTTTTTCATCGCTGGCCAGCACCTTGCCGATCGCGATCAACCCGCCCAGCACAACCAGCCAGAGCACATTTTTTTCATATTCCTGCATGGGGCTTCCTTACCCGATGAGTTTTTCTGTCAGTTCCGATTCCAGATACGGAATGCCGTTAATACGCACAAAATCAGGGCTGGTTACCATGTATTTGATTTTGTGCGTCACCACGCTGCCACCCTTCGGATCGTTGTCGAGAATGTCACTGACAATCAGTTTGCAGCCGAACGCCTCCACCTTGATTTCTTCGTTACCGGCTTTGGCGTACCACATCAGATCAACCGGCTCGATACCACGCCATGACCCCGCACTACGCGCTTTAGCGGTAATGATGGCCAGGCTTTTGGTACTGAACTCCATTTCACCTTCAGCCGACACATCCCCCGCCACCCAGCCATCAGGCACACCCTGCGTCTGTGCGGCGGCGGTATTGTCCGTAATACTCAGGCCAACCTTTTCAACGTGAACCAAATCGCCGTCCATGTTGAAGTCAAAGGACTGGCCGGAAATCCGTTTCGTCATGCGTCACCCCCTAGTGACTGATCCAGAATCAGGCTCACCGTAATGCCCTTCGGACACTCATAGGTGCGCACTGTGATGTAAATCTCCACTTTGGTTTTTGTGCGCCAGGTGATCACCACGTCGCCATCCTGCGGCGGCTTCACTTCGCCAGGGAACGTGATGCCGTTAATCTGGCTACTGCGGGACATCTCGCGCAGCGTTTTAGCGAAATACGCCTGGTGTGCCGCGATACTGCCTGGCGTGCTGTTCAGACTGCGATCGGCAATTTTGGCAATCGCCTGCAAACGCACGCGCCGTGCCGCCTTATCGACAATGCGCAGGTTTTCAATTGCCTGATAATCGCCGCCTTCCACATCCAGTGTGCGGCCATCAGACCAGTAATAACCGTCATAGTCGGGATACCACATCGGTACGCTGTATCGCAGCGCTTCCAGTGCCTGTAATGTCGCCAAATCCAGCGGCACACCTTTTGAATCCACCGGCAGCGCGGTAGCGCCCATGTCCAGCAATGCGCCGGTTTGTACCCGCGCCGGACTATCTGCGATCGTCACAGCACGGTTACACAGACGGCCAGCCAATACGCCAGGCTCATTGCCCCACAGACGCGGCACCAGTTGCACGGCAGGAACAGCGGCACCCGCCTGTAACGTACTTAACCGCGTCAGATAGCCCGCCCACTCTTCACTGGCCTGCACACCATCCACAGCCAGAATGAACCACACCCAGCGACCAAATTTTGCGATCAACTCTGCCCGCAGGCTGGCCGCTGCCTGGATCGTGTCTTTGGTTGCGCCCAGCGCCAGTACGACGCCCTCGACGCTGGCCACCTGCTGCGCGGCTTTTACCGCATCCGTCCAGACCGTATCCATGCCCTCGGCGGGTGCGTCCTTCGGCAGAATGCTGATAAAGCCGCTCCAGTTCTGGCCAGCATTTAACATCGCCGCGTTTACGGTGCGTTTCAGCACAGAATCCGCCTCACCCAGCAGCGCATCCAGATCGCTTTGGGTATTCACCGGCACGGTTTTGGCTACCTTGTCCTTCCCCGTTCCCAGCCCGACGAACAGCACCACCCGTTCGATCTCGTTGGTTTCACCCTGTAGTTGATTAACCTGGTTAATCTGTACCGTTGGCCAACTCATACTCCCTCATTAACGGGTTATGTCCCGTATTCTATGGCCTGGATCTGTTTCTCCAGTGCCGTGTTTAAATCATCCTGACTGATACCCAAAAACTCACGGTTAGGCACATCAACAGACCAGGAGGCTTTAGGCGGGCGCCCTTCCATGCTGCGAATAATTGCCCCTGCCTTCCGTTTGGTCAGCGTCGCCTGAATTTCTGCATAACCTGGCTTGCGCCATTTCTTACCGTTTCGCGTTTTGTATCCCAACTTACGCAGCCGCTTAGCCTGACGTAACGTGGCGGGATCACCCTGACCCGCATCATTTTGCTGTATAGCCTGCCGTCGATTGACAGTGACGCGCATCCCGTTTTGCTGGCCATACCCCACCACGCCAGCCGGAACTGGTCTATTCCCGTTGCGGTATCCGCCGCCATGCAGATAAATGCGTACGGCGTCGATTTCGGGCATTTCGCGGATATGCAATAACTTAGGCATATTGCGGAGCATCTTGCCGCGCCGCCGCGTTTTACGTGGCGTCCATGCCGTTCCGTCCGGCGATCGCTGCTGCTTTACATGACGCTTTGCCGCCGCGATCACGCCATATTTGGCGACTCGCCAAAGCAACCGCCGCCGCTTCGGTGGCGTCAAATCCAATCGTGCCAGCCGCTCACGTATCGCACGCGCTTGCGCCGCGTTTAATTGGCCGGTAATCACGACGGTTGCCCGATCACTGCGCCGGTTTCATCAGCCCCAAAGATTTGCCCTTCCGTGGCAACCCAGATTTCTGGCTCAGCCAGACGCCAGCGTTTACCGTCAAACGGGATAATGCCGCTATCGTCCTCAATGATGGCTAGCGATGCGGCCAGCTTGACCGACACCACCACCGTGGCGGTATCCTGATCGATAACGTCAACATCCAGCGTGGGCAATTCCCTGTCCAGCCCCGCATCCATAAAGGGCTGTTCGTCTTGCTCGGTCTGCCAGACCAGCAACAGAGCGCACAAGTTTTTCGGATCACACTCCCGATACGGCCAGCGCTCCCAGCTCAGCACCGCATCAAACTGCATGACCGCTAACTGATACTGTCCCTCGCCCAAATCCCGCTGGGCGCTGATAAAGCTGATTTCATCCATGAAGCTGTCAAAGCCCTGCATCACACGCGATGGCAGGTTTTGAGTTACAAAGGTGGTCAACGCATCTAACTGGCTCATACCATCTTCACCGTGGCGCGTTTCAGCCCCTTCATACTGCGGATAACGATCGCCGCTTCCGCCAGCAGTCCCTTGCGTGTTTCGTCTCCCTCCTGTCCCGGGTGAGACTCGCGACGGCCAATCGTGGCGAATTCTCCGATAAGATCGGCTTTCGCCCTGGCAAACACCGCTTTTTGATACTGCGCACACAGCAGGTTATTTCCGTCCAGACTGACGCCTGGCACCACGCTGGCCATACCATAGCCGCTATTTTTATGCTGCTGCTCTACGCGTACTAGCGCCGCGTTCACTTCACCGGCTGCGGCTAACAACGCCTGCGCCACCGTTCCGGCGTCGATATCGGCGGGAATGGTGCGCTGTTTCTGAAAATCCCGCAGGTTCAGATCTGGCCAAAATCCATTATTGGCCAGCACCGCATCCTGATAATCAACCGGCGTTCCACTAAACATACATCCCCCGAAAAAGCGGGCTGACCGGCTTCCACGGCACATAACACAAATGTGTATTGCCTCAGCCGCGCCCGCTCGGCTTGCGGTAGTCGTGTTAACTCTTCTGCAAAGACCGGATGCGGGCAGCGATGGTTTTACGCATCGTGCCTACACCGACCTTGCGGTAATACCGTTCCGCCTGTGCTAACAGCGCATCGGCCTTGCGTAACAGATCGATATCATCCGTCGCCGTCGCTCGCGCCTGACCGTTGTCGTCACGCAACAGCAGCAAACCGGCGAACTTGAACCACTTGGCGTTAATTTCTTCATGCAAGCGCCAGTTCTGCGCCACATTCGTAAACGTGCGGGAGAAATACGGCTCAACGCTCTGGCCGCTTTCTGCCGTCAGCTCTGCCCATTCCAGAATGGTATCTGCGACAAAGGCGGCAAAACTGCGCTTGATGTTGTCGGGGGTGCGCTGTCCCTGCGCAATGGCGATATCCGCCCAGTCCAATGCCTGATCAAACTCGTCAACATCAAACAGCCAGATGATGCAATGCGAGAAAATGGGATGCTGGTACACCTCGCCGCTGTCCAGATACGCCTGAACCGTCGGCAACCAGCGCGGCAGCAATTCCCGCCGCTTCATGTCCACGCGATCGCTCGTCATGGGTAAACTTCTCAGCCGCTCAATATCGTTTTCCAGCGCCCGAATCTGCAAATGCAGGCTATGCCCGCCGATAATAGGCTGGCAGCGTGATATCTGCTGTTCGGCCTGCAATCGGGCGTTATGACGTTGAGCGGGTGAAAGTGCCATGATTATTCCCCGTTACCGGCAGGCGGATTTGCTGGCTCAGCTACGGTGCCAATCGTCACCGCCGCTTCATCGATCGCCGCGTACAATTCTGGCTCTTCCACCGCATAGCCTTCATTGCGCAAGTACTTGTTTTCGTACTGCTTGCGGTCATCTTCAAAACCGGCTTTACGCTGACGCGTATTGCGCTGGGTGTAGATATGCAGGTTAGCGAGCGTCGTCACCGTCATGCGCTTACCTGGCATAAACGGCGGCACGACGGCCTTGCGTCCAGCAATCGTGCTATCCAGCATTTGCGCGGCGATTTTCTCAGTAGGACGATCGGCTTTCTGGAACAGGCGGTATTGCTCGGCGGCGACCAAATCCGCGCCAACCAGCACCACAAGACGCGGATCGTTGCGGAACTGCTGCGGGATTTTGGAGTTAATCAGGTCAGATGCCATCGCATCCAGTGAGCGGTAATCGCCGTTTTCGTCCAGCGTGACCGCGTCCGTGATAATCTGCCCTTTGTAGTCGGTAGAGTTTTTAATCAGCTGATGCCAGCCAATGTTAACGTCTTCCCCGTTCGGGTTCTCATCGGGATCAGTGGTATCAGCCACCGTTTTGCCGTTAAAGCCGATACGCAGCATATCCAGCGCAAACGCCTGGTTAGAAAACGCCTGCACCATCTGGAAAAATTCGTTTTCATTGCCTGCGTTAGCCCAAACGGACAACAGATCCCACGGCAACACCGCGCATGAATCGGTTTCAACCAGTTTGTACTCATTACCAGACACGCCGACGCCGCGCATAAAACGCCCGCCTTTCTTACGTCCGGTATGCAACCCTGACTTTCCGACAGTAACAACCTGGCCGGATAGCTGATCGACGTCCATCACGCTGATCATGGATAGAAAATCCACCGATTCCAGCAATGCGGCACGCAGCTGCGTTTCTTTTGGATCGGACAGCGCAAAATACTTGGATACATCCGTTACCCCGTGCGCCTCTGACAGCGCAGCAGAAAACGAGTGTAAAAAGTCACGCGCCCGCTGATTTAAAAACATAGAAATCCCTCTCGCGTAATAGCGAAATAAAAATACATAGAACCGGAAATAACCGATTAATTACGTCTGCGACGAATTACACCAAATGGCTAAACGTTTTTTTCTTGTCACCAATTTGTCGTTTCGGCAATTTAGTGATTTTTTCATCCAGCTTGCCAAAGTTTTTAATAATATCCGGCAGGTTATCGCGCAGCGTGGCAAAGTCCTGTGTGTCCACCACTTCGATTACCACGTCCAGACTTTCCTGAACTTCTTCCTGTCCAGTTTCCAGCGCTGCGACACGCACTTCCAACGCGGCTACCGCTTCGGCCAGTGCCTGCAATTTATCGCCGCCTCCTTCGCCGCTTTCGTCCTCAGCGAAGCTTTTCGACTTAATACCAAACAGGCTGTGCCACGTTGATTTTGATTCCTTTGCCATGCTCTTTCCCTTAAATTCTTTGACTTCATCAATCACCAGCAGCTTTAATGCGCCGAACAGGCGATTCCGATTTTTTTGCGTATTAAAATGTAATCGCGTCGTCCCCACACTGGCGGGTGTATTTGTCACCCCCAGCCCCTCCAGATAGTGCTTGCCCGTTCCACGGAAATTACCGTCTGGCGTCAATTCCACCGAGCAAAAAATCATTTGCCCGTCGCGGTTAGCCTGCAACAAATGGATATCTGGCCGCAGCTGTGCATAGAGACGCATCAACCCGTCTTCGTCTTCCTCTGCCTTAACAGACAACACCTCGCCCATATTGCCGTACCACTTTTCATGCTCAGGCCAAATCAAGGCGGCATAGATTTGCGGATCGTAAAGCTCGGCGGCATCAATTAACCATTGCCTTTCCATTTGCCGCTTATCAACGGTCTCGCCTTCCGTGGCAATACAAATCCAGTTAGTCATTAACTGAGACATTTCGTTATTTCCATACTCGCTATATTGCGACAAGGGGATTATTACCGAATAAAAAACAAGTCAACAGGCGTTTAATTCTTATCTGTTCGGTTATCCGCTTATTCCCGAACTAACCCGACTCAACAGGAAATAAATAATAAAAATAACCCCGCATAATGGCCGCATGGCTAAATATTCCGATGAATTAATAGGTGTAGCGCGGGCGCTCTATTTAAAAAGGGCGACACCTAAAGAAATTGCCGCTGATTTAAATCTGCCGAATACGCGGATCGTTTACTATTGGGCGGAGAAATTTAACTGGGCTGATTTACTCAGCCATGAAAGCACAGAAGAAGCTATTGAGCGCCGTTATCAATTGCTGGTCGGGCGTGACAATAAAACCGAGCTGGAATTAAAAGAACTCGACACGCTGATCACACACGCCGTGAAGTTGCGGGCGCAAAGCAATAAGCATAAGGAAAAGCTGGCAGAAGCCAAAGGCGGCGGGCAGCGCAGTAGCGGGCATGACGATGACGACGAACGCACCGCAAAAAAGCGTAAATACCGCAAAAATGATATTTCCGGCCTGAGCAAAGAGGATTTTGACGCCTGGGCGGAAGAGTACCTTTTTGGTTATCAAAAGCACCTCCGCGCCAACATCGGCGAAATGGTGCGCAACATTCTGAAAAGCCGCCAGATCGGGGCAACCTGGTACTTTGCCTTTGAAGCCTTTGAAAATGCCGTACTGACCGGTGACCCACAGATTTTCCTGTCAGCCAGCCGCGCCCAGGCGGAAGTGTTCCGCTCTTATATCGTCAACATTGCCCAGGAATATTTCGGCATCACGCTGACCGGCAACCCGATCCGATTATCCAACGGCGCAGAGCTGCGCTTTTTGTCTACCAACAAAAACACCGCGCAGTCATACAGCGGCCATTTGTACTGTGACGAATATTTCTGGGTACCGAACTTTGCCCGCCTGAATGAAGTGGCCAGCGCGATGGCCACACACGACAAGTGGCGCACCACCTACTTTTCTACGCCCAGCGCCAAAACGCACCAAGCTTACCCGTTCTGGACGGGCGAAGAGTGGAAGCGCGGCAACAAGAAACGGGCATCGGTCAAATTCCCTGCGTTTGACGAACTGCGCGACGGCGGGCGGCTCTGCCCTGATGGCCAGTGGCGCTACGTTATCACAATGGAAGACGCGATCGCGGGCGGGTTCCATCTGGCCAGCCTCGACAAGCTGCGCAACCGCTACAACACGGACACGTTCAACATGCTGTATATGTGCGTGTTCGTTGACAGCAAAGACGCGGTATTCAGTTTTGACGACCTGGAACGCTGCGGCATCGATCCCGACATCTGGCAAGACCATGATCCGAAAGCCCCGCGCCCGTTTGGCAACCGCGAAGTATGGGGCGGCTACGATCCCGCCCGTTCTGGTGACCTGTCCACGTTTGTGATTATCGCTCCGCCGATTTATGAGGGTGAAAAATTCCGCGTGCTCTACATCAAGCACTGGAACGGGATGAACTTTCGTTATCAGGCCAACGAGATAAAGAAACTATTTCAGCGCTACAACTTCACCTATTTGGGGGTTGATGTAACCGGCATAGGCACGGGGGTATTTGAAAATATTCAACACTTTGCCATGCGCCAGGCGGTGGCCATTCGCTACGGCGTGGAAACAAAAAACCGTCTGGTCATGAAAGCGGCTGACGTTGTGGAAAGCCGCCGCATTGAGTGGAATAAGGACAACACAGAAATAGCCGCATCATTTATGGCCATTCGTCGAACTACCACGGCCAGCGGCAACGGCATGACGTTTGTGGCTGACCGCAGCGCCGAAACAGGACATGCGGAAGCGTTTTTTGCCATCACTCACGCCCTGGATAACGAACCACTGAACTATGAGAACAAACCCCAGTCACGATGGAGATTAAAGAAAGCAGCATGAAACGGAAATCACAGCGCCGCGGGCAGGAAGCGAATAGCGCCCCGCAAAAGAAGAAAATGAGCATTATCACGTTTGGCAAGCCCGAACCGGTATTAACCACCGGCACGGATTACCGTGACGTCTGGTATGACAATAATTTCGACCATTACACGCTGCCGATAGACCGCCTCGCCCTGGCGCAGCTTATCAACCTGAACGGCCAGCACGGTGGCATTGTCTACGCACGCCGCAACATGGTGATTTCTGATTACCAGAGCGGCGGATTAACGCACGATGAGATCGGCGCGGCGGCGTTCGACTATCTCACCTTTGGGGATGTGGCCATCCTGAAAGTGCGTAATGGTTGGAGTTCCGTCGTTGACCTAGTACCGCTGCCGTCACTCTATCTACGCCGCCGTAAAACCGGCGAATTCGTGGTATTGCAGGATGGCGAACCGCTGGTTTACCCGTCTGACGATATCATTTTTATCAAGATGTACGACCCGCAGCAGGAATTCTACGGCCTGCCGGACTACATCGGCGGTATTCACTCCGCCCTGTTAAACAGTGAAGCGGTTATCTTCCGACGTCGTTACTACCACAACGGGGCGCATACGGGCGGGATTCTCTACACCAGTGACCCGAACATGACGGATGAGATTGAAGAGGAAATCGAGCAACAGCTTGCTAACAGCAAGGGAATTGGCAACTTCTCTACCATTCTGGTTAACATCCCGAACGGGGATAAAGAGGGGGTTCAGTTTATTCAGATGGGCGATATCAGCGCCAAAGATGAGTTTGCCAACGTGAAAAACATCAGCGCACAGGATGTATTGAATGCGCACCGCTTCCCCGCTGGCCTGTGCGGCATTATCCCGCAAAATGCCGCTGGGCTGGGCGATCCAGAGAAAGCCCGCGACACGTACCGAAAAGATGAAGTTATCCCGATACAACGGCGATTTCGTGACGCTATCAGCGCCGATCGTGAAATTCCGGCACACCTACATCTGATTTTTACCGATGATAAAGCGAAGTAGAATGCACCATGAGACAGAACCCGTTAAAATCCCAGCAGTTTGATTCGCTGGGAGCCAGAAATATGCGTGTAATGAAAGTCGTTTGCCCTGAGTGCAACAGCAAGGCGATTATTCGTAAAACCGTGCGTAAACATCGCCATATATCCGATATCTACTGTGCGTGCGCTGACGTAGAGTGTGGGCATACGTTCGTATTAAATATGACCTTTTCACACACACTCAGCCCCAGCGCAAAATCACAAGACAGTTTATTAAAGGGGATCGTGGATACCTTAAATCCAGAAAAACGGCAGATGCTATTAAGCCTACTGCAAAGCCCCGCCGCCTGATTCGCCCCCATTCTGGGGGTTTTTCTTTCCGTATTCATCAACCTTGCTGACCAAATCCCGCGTTAACTCGGCTATCCAGTTAATCGCCAGCTCCCGATCGGCATCACCACATTCGCTGTCTGCAACCAATCGCGCAACCAAATCAATACGCTGCAATGCCAACGATTCAAATAAAAAATCCTGCATAAACACCCCTAAATTAACTGTACATACATCCAGTATATCAAAATGTTTCTTAATTAATACTGGATAAGGCCATTGTATTTTAAAGCATTTATTTTGACATTTAATCATCACTCTGACGGGCGCGCTGGGCGGCTTTACGGTCTGCAGGGGATTTAGGCATGTTATTCTCCTTCAATTTTCCGCCCCGAATTAGATTTCAATTCGTTTTTACCCGTTGGCGTTATACGCATTATTTGATTACCCAGGGTGTGGGGATGAGTGTTACCGATTGCGATTAAGCCACGGTTAAACAATGCTTTTGCCGATGCTGTAGGTCGAGGGTCTTCACTACGGAACCAGTAGTAAAATCCGTAAGTAGGATTACGTAGCAAAATCCCACCATTTTCTATGCGACGCATAACCCGCAATTGCGCAACAGGCATCCACCAATTAGCCATATGTTTAAACCTCCATCTGATTACTAAATCCCGGCCACTCATCAGCCACCGGGTATGAAATAAGTTCGCCATCAACCTTCATTTTTGCCCCACGCGCCAGCGCTTCCAGTTCCCAGCGTTGAACGCTGATACCACGCTGGGACAAATCACGCTGGATACGGGGTATCCGCTCCCGTTCCTCGCCCGTCAATCTGGCTGACGGTGACGGATCGCGGAGGGTATTGGGGTTAAAATCGCGCTGTTTATGATTCTTTCTGACGGATTGCTCACGCAGACGCATTCCTAGCGCCCTCACAGCCGCGTCGTCATTCCAGTCAATCGGTGGATTATCGGTTTCTGATGTCGGCGCTATGCCGCTGTTTTCGGCCTGCTTTTTGACATTAGCGCCCGACCGTTGAGAACCCAACCCACAGTTATTGACAGGACTCCGAGGCGCGCCGAGGGCGCTTTTTAAAGTCAACGGCTCAAGGTCAACGGCTTTAGAAACGATGCGCCATTCTGTTGTACGGGTTTCAAATACATGACCCGCGCCCAAATGCGGGGCAAAAATCCCGACAACCTTTTGAACCTCTTCGTCATACTCGTTGAGCTTGTCCGATACTCGACGCGCAACACGCACCGTTTGCAGTTCGCGGGAAACATTCGCGCCGCCCTGTGCGGCCATGTACGCGTCAAATTTTCCGGCGTCAGCAGCACAGCGAACCGCCTCGACCTGTTCGTCGAACTGGTCAGTAAGATTGACGCTGCGTAACGTGCCGCTTCGGCACTCGCGGTAAGCGCCCATAGTGGGGATGCCGATAGCTTTAAATTGCGGGATACGCCACGTTGACGCCCACGCGGTGACGGCTGCGGCCATATCACGCAGAGGCTTTCCGGTTTCGCTATCCAGTTGGCCGTCGAGCGCGTAACCGTCAATATTTTTGGCGATGTATTTAGCGATATAGCCAGCCGCGCCGCCTTTATTGAGGTGCTTACATTCAAAGCGATATTTAGCCGCGCCGCGTTCTTCGCCGTCTTCTTTCAGGGCATAGCGACGCATAATATCGATGACTGACTGGCGATGTGCGCGCTTGCAAAACAGCATCATGTGCCAGTGTGGTGTCCCGTCGTGATGCGGCTCGACAACGCGCATCCCGTAAACTTTCAGGCCTGCGTCTTTAAATGCGGTGCGCATCTTGCCCCATATCCTGACCAGATAGCGCTGGCCGTCTTTCGGCGTAAACGCTTCATTGTCCCAGCTCCGGTTAAACTGGACTTTCTCGTTGTCGCCCTTGCCGATCACGCGGGTCGGGTGATATTTCGACGGGGTAGTGATCGTGATGAACATCCCGACGTCTCGCTGTTCGCTGGCGTAACGCTCAATCCCAGCGATAGTGCTCATCAGTTCCATACGGCGGATTTCAGGGTTGGATATACTCGCCATTACCTTGTCGATCAGGTCGATACGTTCGCCTGTTGCGACGTTCTCCAGCTCACAGTTTTTCAGGTAATCCATATTGGCGAGGCGACGCGACTGTACATCGCGGATCGCCATCTTGCTGGCATACGGGGACGCCTTTTTACTGACCTGACCGACTGCAATATTCAATGCCTCACGCCAGCGGGTGCGCTGGGCTTTAAGCTGGCGAACCCACCATTCTTCATTAATCAGGCGGGAAACGCTGGCTATCGCCTGGCGTATATCCAGCGTACCTTTGCGGTAGTTCTTCCAGAAAAGCGGGGTGATATTGAACGCACGCGCCATGCTGGCAACATAGCCGAAAAGCTCAGCCTGTGCCGCGTCTGTAAATAGTGCATCAGGCTGGCCGCCGTGCTCCTCTTTCATGGCATCGCTCATTTCCTCATACGCAGAAAATATCTGGCCGGAAATACGCGCAGCCAGACGCCCCAGCGCTTTGTCATTCATGCTGGGTAGCGTTTGATAAGCGTCAGATTCAGACAGGAAACGCTCGGAAACGGTGCGATTCATGGCATGGCGGGTATTGATTGCCTCAATACGCGGCCACATGCGCTGCATAAAGCTGTTAACCAGAAAACGATTAGCGCTCAACATCCCTTTATTTTTTTTCAGGTACGCGTAACGATTCAGGCAAATTTCACGCAGGAAGTGCGGTTGCTGGTTAATTTTCGCTAAAACGGCTTGCCCCTGAGTCCATTCCTCACGGGTAAGCTGTCTGTCTTCCGGTACGATGGCTGGGCGGGGCGAGTTCCACGAATGCGCACCCACGAACGCATCGCGGGTGCTGCCTGGGAAAGGAATTGGAGGGGTGGGAGCGGAGCGCCCCCGATGGGTGGCGGTCATTGATGATCGCGCATCACTGATTCAACACGCGCCATTAATACAGCCTGCATTTCTTCGGGCGTTTCTGGTGCGCTTGGCTGGCCGATACCTGCAAAAAAATCACTGATTTCACTTAGAACCAGTTGAGTTAAATCGACTGTTTCTCGCTCTGACTCGACAATCTCTCGCACCATTGCGCTCCCCACGAGGCTAGAACGGCGGTTCATAAATCGCCCCCCTTATCATTGTTTAGCTGGTCAAAGGCAGACTGGCACAGCGCCGCAAAGCGTTTGCTTTCTGTCAGCAGCTTCTTTGAGTCGGTGACATTGCCGCGCCAAATTTCGGTGGCGATAGCACGATGCACAAAATCGTTAATGAGGCTGACAGGATTCTGATAAACGGCCAGCGTGGATAAATACGGCTGGTCGCCGTCTTCTTTCCCGCATTTAATTTCACCCAGCGCAAAGTCATAGCCAACTTTCGCTATTACATAATTGCCGTTGATATCAACGCGGTTATAGGCGGGGTTTTCCATTACATCACCGCCTTAATATCTGAACCGGAATGATTAAAGGCTTCGGATTCCTGTCGTAATAATTCGATGATTTCCACGCTGCTTAATTCATGGATAGTGGCATGAGTCGCCAGCTTATCAAGACGAGAAGAAAATGAAGTATGCGCATCGGCTTTCGCCTCGTTGCGTGCCTGAGAAAGCATTAACTGAATGCCCTCGCTTTCAGCCTTGCGGTGCATCGCCTGACCAACTGTTTTATACATGTGCATATAATCCTCAGATAAAGGGAGTCCCGACGCGGTTAAGCGCCTAATTAATTTCAGGTGGTTATTTAATTCAGATATTCTTCTGGTTTAATTGCCGTCAGAATGTCAGGGGCAGCTTCAAATAAGCTGAACAGCTCATTTAAGGCATGTGATATTTTATTCCGCCACGGGCATGAAATATCGTCAATCCGCCAATAGGGCTGATTAAATTCATTCTCAGATAATCCGGCATGGAAAAATAACGTCCGTTTTTCGCTGACGCTCAACCAGCTTAGAAACGTTGAGATTTTTTCTCTACGTTTGCGGCTGGGGGAAAACATGCGGCGCAGTTCATCAATCGCGCAAACAATCCGCTCACGCTCTGCGGTTGGCATTTCCTCAAGACGGTAAACAGTCTGGCTCTTTTTCATCTGCGCATGAAAGCAGATGGTCAAGCGGTCGCGCTCATGCAGGCTGTTGTAATAGGCACAGGTTTCACGCCAGCGGCTATCTGCAAAGTGTTTGCCGATCACGTTGCGCAGCCCCGCGGGCAAGTTCTGCATACTGCTAACAGTGAATGCTGTCATGCTATCCCCTAACCCCGATCAGGCGACGCCACAACGAGCGGCGCGGCATTGCAGGCACATACGGCTTTTTACTCCACGATGCAAAGTAGGCTTGCGCCGGTGTCGGCTGCACGCGCTGGCCGTTTGGCAGTTCTAACCAGCCAGTGCCTTTAGGCAACTGCGGTGATGCAGATTGGCTAGTGAGTAAACGAGCAATAGAAATCATAGCTATCCCTCTTACGCTAATACCGGCATGGCTGAATTCAGCACGTCTACGGCTGCGGCCATCATGGGTGTGGATTGGAATCGGGCTTCAACAGAAAGCACAATCAGCGACAGATTACGGATTGCGCTGTTTGCCCGATGGAGAATGGCGTTTTTACGCGCCTGTGACATTGGGGCATTTGATACCGCTTCCCCAGCGATCGCGCCCACATCAGCCGTGGCGCTCAGTGCAAACATCGGCACATTGTGTGAACTGGCTTCATTACGCGGCACTGACGGCAAGCAGTTGATTTGCGCCAGCAGGCCATCTAACAACGTGGCGTCTTCCGTGTGGTCAGTTATGGCCAACAGTTCACAACACGTTAACCGGTGTGGCTGTTCAGGGTTCAGTTTGTTACGCAATACCTGTGAACGGACACCAACAGCAGATGCGATCTCTTCAAGGTTGTGCGCCAGCGCAAACGCTCGGCAAGCGGCATCAAAGTGTGGGTGTTTAGCGATTTCATAATCAAACATGGTAAGCACCTGTCTTCTTTCACAAAATAGTAATCATGATTTGAGAACTACAGAGGCATAACGGCTCTCATTTAAAGCTCTTAGGAATTCATCAACCATGTTAATTTCAGTCAGAGAACTTGATTTGGTTTTACCAGGCTGTAATACCTTCGGTTTAATCGGCAGACGCCCATCTTCAACCATCTTCTTTGCCGTTCTAGGCGTAGTACCAGTGCGTGCGCAATATTCTTTAATCGTGAGATATGGCTCAGAGATTGAAATTGTAATGTTGTTAGGCATAGTGCATGATTCCTAGTTAAGTCCATATTTAGCCATATAAAGACATATAAGTACCCAATTGGGGACAATCAGGATACTAGGATCTCAATAGAGACATGTCAAATAAAAAGTATACAAGTGGGATCAAAATAAATCCCAATGAAGGCGGCAAGAGGGCAATCGAACGCTTGGTTGAAGCCTATGGTTTTTCGACAAGGCAGGCTCTGTGTGATCACTTGGGGGTATCAAAAAGTACTTTAGCTAACAGATACATGCGCGACACATTCCCTTCTGACTGGATCATCGAATGCGCATTAGAAACAGGTACTTCCCTATATTGGTTAACAACTGGGAACGGACCAATGTTTGAAGATGGGAAAGGCGACGTTGTTAGCATTCCCCGTAAGAAGCTACTGAATGGAAAACTGCACGATTCAAATTACTATATGTTTGATAAGGCTTTCCTGCCCGATGGCCTGCAAGACCCGATCGTTATCGTTGATGGAGATGTGACCTATATTGCCGATCACAAGTTTGATGAAGTGACAGACGGAAAGTGGCTGCTTGAGATTGAAGGTAAAACTAGCGTCCGCGATCTGACACGTATCCCTGTGGGCAAAGTGCGCGTTAGCGGGGTTGGTATGGCGTTTGATTGTGGGATTGATGAGATTGGTGTTATTTCAAAAATAATTAGCATCCACTTTATTCAAGCTAACGGGTAATAAAAAATGAAACTCTGGGAAACTATATTCACCGAATCAAAATACAGAGCAAACAATAAAAAGTCATTGCGTAAAATAAACTCATTAAAAAAGATAAAAAAAGGGAAAAATAAAAAAACAAAAATAACTAGTAATCTAGGAAAAAATAAAGCAATTGCACCATCATCGATGGATTTATACACTAAGAAAGATCATGATGAAATGATAATTTTTGTAAATGATATAGAGAGGCTTGCTCACTCTTCAAATACATCTACAAGTCAAAAGGTACATATATGCTTCAGGGATACAACTAAGATTACAGCTTCCGCGGGGTTATGGTTGTTATCTAAAATAGAATCATTGATAATAAAATATCCTCACGTGAAATATCGCGTAACTAAACCACCAGCAGTAGTTGTTGGCGATACAAAACAGAAGGAATATGTAGTTGATAGTGTGTTAAATAGAATTGGATTTTATTCCGCGTTAAATATAAAAAAGCGGGAGATGCGAGAGATATCTAATGTTAAATGTTGGGAAGTATCTCGTGGAGAAAAAGTAGTTGGTAGTGAAATAGGTAACCTTCTAAAGAAAATAACAGAAAATTTATCTCATGATTATAGTAAATTATATCGTCCTTTAATTGAAGCCATGTCTAACTCTGTTGAACATGCTTATAGAGAAGATTTATATACGCCTAATGACTTATCTAACCCTACAAAATGGTGGTGTTTTGCCGCATTAAGAGATAATAAACTTATAGTTCTAATGTGTGATCTTGGCGTGGGCATTCCTAATACTTTAAACGTCACCCAGCCTGAGAACTTGATAAAAAAGTTAATTGCTTTGATAGGTAAACCGTTAACTCACGATAGTGATTATATAAAAGCTGCATTACAAGTTAAAAAAACCCGCACAAAGTTAGGGTATAGAGGAAAAGGGGGAACTGACCTTCAGTCCATTATCGAAAGTACCCCACTATCCAGTCTTCACATCATTTCGAATAAAGGCAACTATAAGTATACTAATCGTAACCATATTTCTAAAGGATTATTAGAAGAACAGTGGGATAATAAGCTATCAATTGGCGGTACTATAGTTCAGTGGAGTGTTACTTTGCCTGTGTACCAAGAAGGAGAAAAATCATGAAAATCATATATATAGAAGAATTTTCTAAGTTTCCAGGCCCACGATACGCAGTATTGGGTGAATACAGTGGGGAGACTTTTCGTGATAAAGTACTTATCCCTGCTCTCAATCAGCATGACCAAATTTCGGTCAATTTTGATGGAGTTTTTGGATTTGGTTCTTCATTTCTTGAAGAAGCTTTTGGCGGATTATTACGCAATGGTGTGGAAAGAAAAAAAGTTGAGCAACTGAAAAATAATCTAATTAGCAGCGATCCATCAATTGTAGATGAGGTTAAAAGCTATATAGATGATGCTCTTAGAGGAAATTAATTATGGAAACTACCTCTATTTGGGTGACACCAAGCACATGGTTTTCTTTTTTGACAGCTATTATTACAATTTGCGGTTGGATAATAACCGCAAAACTGGCAAAAACAAATATATCAGCACAAGCAAAATCCAATGAAATCAATAGATTGGTTGAAGAGCTATATAAAAACCTTGACTGTATTTATAATGAAATGCTTAGTTTAATACCGGAAGATGCAGATAAAAAATCAGCATATTATCGTTTTATTTCACTAGTTAAAAATACGACATTTATTTGTCAACAAATAAATAGACTTGATAGTTTTCAAACCGTACAATTTCAGCTAATCGGAGAATTACGACAGTCTTGTACCAATGATAAAAAATATGACGAAAAAAAAATAAGGATAACATTATTAGAACTTCAAGATATTCACGAAAGAATAAAAAAGAGTTACATAAAAAAATTCTAACCTGCTATTAATTATTTTTAAAGTGTTTGATTAAAAAACATCAAACATTGATAACTGTTTTTATATACAGTAAAAATACAGCCCTCAGTTAACAGGGGGGCTGTATGGCAGTTCGTAAACAAGCATCAGGAAAATGGCTGTGTGAGTGTTACCCGCACGGGCGCGAAGGCAAGCGGGTGCGCAAGCAGTTTGCCACAAAAGGGGAAGCCGTCGCCTTTGAACGCTTCACGATGGAGCAGGCAGAAAACAAGCCGTGGGCTGCCGAGAAGCGCGACACGCGCAAGCTATCTGACCTGATTGATGTGTGGTATCGCGCCCACGGCATCACACTGAATGACGGTGAAGGCAGAAAGAGTATTCTGGACTGTGCCGCAGCGTCATTGGGCGATCCGTTGGGAGCCGACTTCACCGCCCGCGATTTTTCCGTTTATCGCGAAAAGCGGCTGAACGGCGAAATATCTCACAATGGCCGCGAGGCAAAAATCAGCCCGACCACCGTTAACCGTGAGTTGTCATATTTTCGGGCACTGTTCAACGAACTGGCACGGCTGGGTGAATGGAATTCAGCGAACCCGTTAGAAAGTGTGCGACCTTACAAAACCGCTGAAAGCGAGATGGCCTTTTTGCAAAAAGACCAGATCGCCAGGCTGCTGCACGAATGCGAAGCCAGCAAGGCCAAAGACCTGTTATTGATTGTTAAGCTGTGTTTGTCTACTGGTGCACGTTGGTCAGAAGCAGAAGAGTTAACCCGCTTTCAGCTATCCCCCTACCGCGTGACGTTTACCAAGACCAAAGGCAAGCGTAACCGTACCGTGCCGATCAATGAAACACTGTATAACGCACTCCCCAAGAATAACGGGCGATTGTTCAACGGCTGCTATAACGCATTCAGGAAAGCAATGGAACGGGCTGATATCGTGCTACCTGCTGGTCAGTGTTCCCACGTTCTGCGCCACACGTTTGCCAGCCACTTTATGATGAACGGCGGCAATATTCTGGTACTGCAACGTATCCTCGGCCACACTGACATCAAGATGACCATGCGTTACGCCCACTTCAGCCCCAACCACCTGGAAGACGCACTACGCCTCAATCCGCTGGCTTCCTGAATGGCGGCAAAAATGGCGGCAGCGGTTGTCTTTATATGCCCTTAAATGTCCTTATATGTTTTTTAATTATTTGTTTTTATTGTAATTATTTGATTTCATTAGGCTACTATACGGATTCTGATTCCGGCATTCCGAGGTTCGAATCCTCGTACCCCAGCCAAATAAAGCTGGTAAAACAGCAAAGAAACGGGGCGACAATCGAAAGATGTCGCCCCGTTTTGTTGTGTCTGGTATTAACATAGTCTGGTGTTAATATATCCACACCAATCAT